CACCAGCCAGCCATTCACAATCACACCAAAAGGAAGGACGAAACGACCATGTCTCTCACCATCCAGACGACCGACGGACCTATCATGCTGTGGGACAACGAAATCGCAGCTCTGTCACTCGACTTCCAAGGCATCGACGTGCCGCGGGAGATCGAGAGGTTCGCCGAACGGATAGCCTCCGGGAAGGGTAAGAAATGCACGAGCCAAGGACTCACAGCGTCCATACGCGGCTGGCTGAAGCACGCCCGACCAGCTGGCGAGAAGCCAGCGGATCGGCGCCACCAATCGGTCGAGGAGGCGCGCATGGAATGTGTGCGCCGCGGCCTCGTGCCTGACTGGTTCCGCCAGGCCGGAGACAGTGTGCCAGCTCAGATACTCTCACTTAAAGCGCGCGCCACGGTCGGCTGGTACGCGCTCCACCCGAATGCGGCAAGCGACTCGGTCCCTCCCAGTCAGCGGCTCCTCTGGGACGACGATGAGGCGGCACGAGAATCTTCGGCTGCATGAAAAAATGTATAGACACCATCGCCATATCGTGACAGAAGCCAATTCATAGGGGCTGCCCGACAATCAGTGACCGCGCCGGCGAGCGAGAGGTGTCACCACCACATCGCGACGACCCGGGACGAGCGGCGCGACCTTCCTTTCATGTTGTGATGCCTCCTCTCATTGGGTAGCCCCACATGACTATGAACGACGCGATCGAGAAGATGAGCGAAGACGAAGACGCGCAGCCAGTGAAGAACGGCTGGGGCGGTCGCCGTGAGGGCTCTGGCCGTAAGATGCTGCCAGAGACCGCGCGTCGTGCGGTTCATCGCGCGCGTATCGCTGGAGCTGAGGCTCTTCCGACACTTCTCGCTCACATCTTCAAGATGATTCGGGACCCGACCACGGACAAGCGCGACCGGGCCTACATGATCTTTGAAATTGCGAGTCGTTGTGGGATGCCGCGGAGCTTCAAAGTCGACTCGGATAGTCTCAGTGGCCTCATGTCGCCGGACATGCTCAGGAGTGAGTTGAGAGAAGCGGCGCGCGAGTTCGCGGCCGATCAGGCAAAGGGCCGCGTCGAGCCGATCGATGCGGAGTTTACCTTGGTGCGACCGCTGAACGGTGATGCACCGCCCGTGGTGAATGGCGAGCTCACGGGCACGTTGCAGTAGGCGAGGCGGGGAGGTGGGTGATGGGTGGATTTTGGAGTCTCGTTCCTTGAGAGCCTAGCGCGTGCAGAGGGCCAGCGAGCCGCGCCTGAATTCTCATTGGGCGCGGCCGCCTCGCCGATACTCTCCTATCTCGATAGGAACGTCGAGATCATCTCATGCCTTCCAGATAACGGTAGGGAGCCCACCCGCTATTTCGTGACGCGGTACTGCCGCACCCTTGGGCCGTCCGGCGCGCCTGAGCATATCCCTCCTTGGCGCTTCGTCCTTAGCTATATCGACTGGTTCGACACCCACCTCGATCTCCACTTGGACAAGACGCGGCAGATGCTCATGTCTTGGCTTGCGTGCGCTTGCTTCCTCCATCGCGTGATGGTTAGGGAGGGTTACGCGGGCCTCATGGGGTCGCAGCAGGCGGACTTGATCGACGATGGCGGAGACCACTCGACGACCGACTCCCTTTTTGGACGGATCCGCTATATCTACGAGCACCTTCCCGAGTGGATGAGAGAGTACGCGCCGGTCACCTTCACCCACATGCGAATCACCTGCCCGACCCGGCGCAGCTACATCGTCGGCGATTCACGGAAGGGGAACATCGGCCGAGGCGGTACGTATGACGATGCGCTGGTCGATGAGGCGGCCTACGTGGAACTCTCCGAGGCGTCGCACCGGTCACTTCGGCCGGCGGCGCGACGGATCATCTACCAGTCGACCCCAAATGGTCGCAAGAACACCTTCGGTCGCATTCGTTTCAACTCAAAGACGAAGTTCCGGCGGGTCTCATTCCCGTGGTGGCTCCATCCGGAGCGCCGGGAGGCTCTCTACTTCAACGAGGACGGAAACCCTCGCTCTCCATGGTACGACGAGAAAACGGCTGATCTCTCCGATGAGCAGCGAGCCCGCGAGTACGACATCGACTACACGACGTCTCTCGCCGGGATCGTCTACAAGGAATTCACTCATGCGGCACCCCCGAGGGGCCACGTGAAGCCCCGGGCGTCGATGCAGTTCGATCCTTCTCTCCCACTCGGCATCGGCATCGATTTCGGGCACTCGAGGAAGACTGCGGCCGTTCTCGTCCAGCCGTGCGGATCCACGCTCCGGGTCATCGCCGACTACGAGGGCAGGCATCGTGGCGCCGGCCCGAACGCCCGGGACCTCGAGGCGCTGGTCCGCTCGGTCGGATTCAAGCGCCCACTTCACCTACTCGAGCTGATTCCCGATCCCTCGGCGCGCGTAGACGAGACCGGTTCCGGCCACTCGATCCTGAGCTACTACCAGGAGGTCGGCTTCACGAACTGGCGGTTCCCTATGCTGAGCGGCCCGCGGAGCGTTCTCCTGGGAATCACTCTCGTTCGGGAGAAGTTTGTTCGGCACGAGATCGAGATCTCCGACTCCTGCTCCGTTCTCCTTGACCGAATCGAGGACTATCGCTACCCGACCGACAAGGCGACCGACGACATCAAGAGCAATAACCCGGTCCACGACATGGCGTCCCACATCATGGACTCCCTCCGCTACGCCGTGAGCGCCTACTACCGGGCCGCCGGCGAGAGCAGGGCCGACACGTTCACCCACTTGGACGAGCCGACGGCGAGCGGGAACCAGCACGATTCGGTTCTCGACTACGACGATGAGATGGTCCGGCAAGGCGTTGCTCTTCTCCCGACCGCACGGAGCATGAGGGGCTAGCCCATGCCAATACTCGAGCGTATCGCCCAACCGATCGGCGCCTCCGGCTACCCGCTCATGGGTTCCCAGAGCTGGAACTCGGACGAGTACAACGTCGATCTGTCGACGCCCCAGAACGCGGCTCAAACCTACGACATGATGTACCGCTCAGACCCAAAGGTGAGGGCCTCCGCGAACAACCTGACGTGGGTGCTGCGTTCGTCCCAGTGGCGAATTGACGCCGCCGAGCAGGATCCCGAAGGCGATGAGATCGCCGAGTTCGTGCGTTCCGTGCTCATGCCTGGCGAGACCTACGGATACGCCGGTCTCTCGAGCTGGCAGCAGACGCTGGCCGCCGCCCTCCTCGCTCCGATCTACGGCTACTCCGTCCTCGAGAAGATTCTGGGCTGGCGCGAGCGCGATGGGAAGCAGGTGTACGCAGCCATCGAGCTCCGCCATCCGAAGTCGATCCGGCACTGGAATCTCACGGAGCGCGGGCCATCACGGCTTGAGTCGATCACCCAGTGGGTGCAGATGCGGGATGGGTCAGCCAAGGACGCCACGATCCCGGCCGACCGGGCCATCGTCTGCTCCTTCGGGCGCGTTGGGGACAACTACTGGGGCGAGTCAATCCTACGCCCCGCGCACTGGCACTGGCGCAGGAAGCGCGACCTCCTGAAGTTCGACGCGACGCAGAAGGAGCGCATGGGTGGGCTATTCTGGGTGACGAGCAAAGAGGGCGTAAGCCCGACCGACGATCAGATCGCGAAGGCGAAGGCCGTGCTCCAGAACTTCCGGATTCACGAGAAGCAGGGGCTCTACTTCCCCTACGTCTTCGATTTTCATGCCGAGTTCCCGGACAACACGGCCGGCGACTTCATCACCTCCGTTCGCTACGACGACGAGCAGATCGAGCAGTCGATGATGAGCGCGTTCCAGTCGCTCGGCACCGGAGAGAAGGGCGCTCGCTCCGTCGGGGACATCCAGCTCGACTTCATGCTGATGGCGTTCCAGGGCGTCGCGAAGGGCCTCGAGGACGACTTCGGCCAGCAGGCGATCGTGCCGCTCGTCGATCTCAACTACGGGCCACGCGAGTTCTATCCGCGGCTCGCGTGCGAGAACTTCCTCCAGATGAAGCCCGACCGGCTCTCCACCGTCATCAAGCCGCTGGTAGAAGCAGGAATCGTCCGGATCGACAAGCCGCTGCGCGTGCTCTTTCGGGAGAAACTCGCCCTACCCGCCGAGGACGAGTCGACTATGGAGCCGACTCCGGCGGAGATGGCGGCCGAGGCGGCGGCACTGAAGGAGAAGGAAGATGCGGCGGGGCCGCCCAAAGAGGGCGAGCAGGCCGGCACCCGGTCAACGAAGGCCCGGATCCGTAAGGCGGCCTACGCCGACACCATGCCGTTCCTCGAGGGTGGTCTGCCACTCCGTCGCGCCGCGATGCCCCACGAGGCGCATGTCGACTTCCGCTCGATGCAGCGCTACCTCGACCAGGAGCCGATGAGGATTTGGTACCGAGACGTGCTCCCGATTCGAGAGGAGCAGATCAACACGCTCGCCTCGGCGGCCTCCAGAGCGACCGAGGCACAGCTCGCTACCGGACAGATCGGCCAGCCCAACCTGAAGGAGTTGGGCGACGCCATAGGCCACGCCCTACTCGGCTCCTACGTCGCCGGCCGGCGAGAGGTCGTCGCCGAGGCGCTTCGTTCGCGTCTGAAGGTGTTTACGAAGGTCGACGATCTCGAAGACGATGAGGACGAGTTCACGATCGAGCCAACGAAGAAGCAGTCAACCTGGATCAAGCGGCTCGGCCAGGCGGCGGCACTCGGCATGACGCTCACGCTCATCAAGGAAGCGGTGCGCGCGGGTCAGGCTGGGCAGGATCAGGAACTCCCGCCGGTGGAGATTCGGGCGCAGGTGAGGCGTGCGCTCGAAGAGATGTCAGCTCCCGTTCAGCAAGCCGATCTCTCGGGGAAGGTGGTTCAGGCGTTCACGACCGGCCGCGTCGAACAGGGGGCGGCGATGGCGGAGGAGATCACTTCGGTGTTCTACAGCGCCATCCTGGATTCCGGGACTTGCAACCCGTGTGCGGCGATGGATGGTGAGGAGCTTGACCGAGACGGTTATCAGTCGCTGGTTCCGAATCCAAACTGCGAGGGTGGGGACCGCTGCCGCTGCCAGCCCGTGTTCGTGTTCCGACCGCAGCAGAGAAGGGAGGCTGCGTGATGAAGGACGTGACCGTTTACCTCCGCATCAACAAGGTCGACGACGAGCAGCGAATGGTTTGGGGCTACGCGTCGACCGAGGAGATCGACTCCGAGGGTGAGCGTAT